CCATCAGCTGAACCTGCTGCTAGTCCTAGTTCTCCATCAGCTGAACCTGCTGCTAGTCCTAGTTCTCCATCAGCTAGTGTTGTGCCTACACAGACAATGTCTGGTGTTCTTCCTGAATATCCATCGCGAACAAGAGGTGGTGGATCAGATACACAGGTTATGTATCCACAAGATAGAAGTGGTGGACCTGCTCCTTGGCAAGGAAGACCTGATAGGCAACAAGGTGGTCAAGAACAAGGTGGTGGAAATGTAAAACAATCACAAACTGGAATTAGAAAACTTCCAATCAGTGATAAGCTTAATAGTGTTCTACAACAAGCAGCACGATCAGCCGGTGTTGACGTCAATGTTACATCTGGTGGACAACCACCATATCCACAAGGACCAAGAACTGGTTCAACAAGACATGATAATGGTAATGCTGCCGACTTAGACTTAAGTGTTGGTGGAAGAATATTAACAGATTCTAATCCAAGAGACATAGAACTTAAGAAAAAGTTTCTTAGTGCTGCAACGGCTGCTGGAGCCTCTGGAATTGGTGCTGGATATATGGGACCAACCAAAATTCACGTTGGTTTTGGTTCATCTGCAAAATGGGGCGGTGCTCCGTGGTTAGGAGGCATTACACCTGGTTCTGGTAGTGGAAGTGTAGCAACTGCATCTAGTGGTTCAGGTAGCGCAGAACGTCGCGAGAGTGGAGGTGCAGAAGGTAGTGCTACTCCATCTACCGGTGGAGGCGGCGCAACCCCTTCTCTAGGTGGTATGATGGGTGGTATGCTAGGCGGTAAGAGTGGTCCTGTTGGTGGTATGATGGGTAGTGGATTAGGTGGTATTGGAGGTATGTTAGGTGGTATGATGGGTGGTAGAGGTATGGGTCAAATAGGTATGGGAGGTGGTATTGGTGGTATGATAGGCGGTATGCTAGGCGGTAAGAGTGGTCCTGCTAGTGGTATGATTGGAAATATTTTAGGTAATGCTATTGGTAATATGGCTGGAAAAGCTATGATGCCAACACCAGTTCAACAACCAATAAACACCGGTGCTGATTTAGGTAATAGATCTTCAGAACGTTCTGAAAATCGTGAAAGATATAATAGACCAAGATCTAATGGACCGCAAAATACACCATCACACACTACACCTAGTTCAAAAAGATTTGGTGTTGACGAAATGCCTACAGTAACACCTACTGGAGGATTTGCTGAAGTATTAGGCGGTGGAGTTGCAGGAGCTTTAGTTGAAAGCTTAGGAAGTAATAGTATATCTGTTAATAGAAGACAATCAGTAGGTTCACTTATATCATAAGAAAAAAAAAGGGAGCTTTCGCCCCCTTTAAGTTTAAGCTTTAAGCTTCTTAAAAAATTCCATCTCATCTTCTTCTTCACCTTCATCAATCTTAGGTGATGGTGAAGATTTAAATGTAGGAGCAACAGAAGTACGTGCCCACGGAACATCATCCTCTTCAGCCTTACGAACATTGCTAGCTGCAACATCAAGAACTGTATTAAGCTTTGTCTTTAGATCATCAAAATTCTTAAAGTTTTCAGGAGCAAGGAATGTTTGAAGAGGATATTCCTTCTTCCAAAGCTTTTCAAGTTCTTCATCATCATCCAGCAGAGGTGATGATTTACTAAACTCAGACTTATCATAATTCCGATAACTTTCGACATTACGAATCTTAAGATTGAAGTTAGCGCCTTGCCAGAAGTCAAAGGGATTAACAGGTGCTTCATCAGGAAACTGAGGATTCATCAGATCATTGAGCTTATCAAAGATCTTCTTGCCATACTTGTACAGAAATACCTTACCTTCATTCTCAGGGTTAGAAGGATCCTTAACAACATAAATGTTAGAGATGTAATGAAGGCGCCGCTTCTGTGCACGAGCCTGCTTGCGAGTATCAGAGTTATCATCATTTGAAAGATTCCATAGATAACTATTGTATTCGCTAACAGGATCTTTCTGATTAATAGATGTAAGTGAGTTTTCAATATACCACTTACCTGATGGACCTTTAAAGCCATGATCGAACAGGCGAACAAAAGGAATATCCTCACCGGATGATGCTGGAAGGAATCGAATTACTGCATAACCATTACCGGCCTTATCAACAGATGCCTGCCAGAAACGATCGTCACCCTTCTTTTGTTCTTGAGGATTTGAAAGCTTATTAAGTTCAGCAGTAAGTTTATCAAGTGACTGCGAAGATGCTCTCTTTAGTTGTGAAAAGTCTACCATTATAGTTCTCCATATAAGCGTTGTATTGCGTTGTATAACAATGTGTAACAGCTGTTAGCTGCACATTTATTTATATTCTGATCAGCTAAATTTGTCAACAATAATAGATTTAATTTTGGCTGTATCAAAATTCAAGAAAGCTTTATATTTCTTGATCTTAAAAGAAACCTGATCCCATACAGGATCTTCACTAAGTTTCTTATTCCAATGCTTGAAACAATTAGTCACCTCTACAAGGATGACAAGAGTTTCTATTGAAATTTCTTTTTGAAGGTAAAGTTTTAGAAGGTATGGATGATCATACTCTTCAACAAAGAAGTTCTCATCAAAGTTTTCTTTGAGCTTTGACAACTCAGACTTAAACATATACGTTAATGATTCTATTCTTTTGATCCAATCATTATATCTAGTCTGAGCTACTTCGTTGTATGCTAAATCTTTAATCCAAACTTTCTCATCAATAACTAAGTTTGCGATTATAAAACCCTTTGGGTCTTTATGTTTAGAGAGTTTTTCAAAAAAGAGTTTATCTTTACGTGTGTTAAAAGAATCTGCTCTAACACTCGTTTTACCTTTATATTTAATGTAGTCATAGTTCTTCTGAGTAAAATGATTCTTTAAAGCCACATACTCTTTGTAACATTCGAACGCTGACATTTTATGATCTTTATCCATTTAAATTGGAAGTCTTGCACTCTTCTTCATGTAATTTAGATTCTCTGCTTCGAACTGAAGCTTTGATTTCATCACAGGATCTTTCTTAATTATGCTAGCTATAAATTCTATTTCTAATCCTGATCTCTCAGAGTAATGAACTATAGCATCAATGTATTCTATCTTTTTATCTCTTACAAGATTTTCTATCTCTTGAATATAATTCACGTTAAAAATAATATCTTTCATGTAAAGCCTTCTTATAATGGTAGGGATGCTAGGATTCGAACCTAGTCAAGAACAGCCATCTGCTGCTAAAGGGATTATAAGGCCCTCCCGTGTACCAACACCCACCCCTAAATTTGTGTTAACGATTATATTGTTTATTCCATATAAACGAGTTAAGCTTTACAACAAAGCCAGAGATAGCATTAATAAATCTATTATTCCAGAACCAGTGATTATAACGATTAGACATATAAGACTCCATAAATGGCGATCTCTGAGAGATTCGAACTCCCGACCAACGGAGTAGAAATCCGTGGCTCTATCCAGCTGAGCTAAGAGACCATAAAACTGTGAGGGGATTCTGTTTCCACGGTTCAAAAATTATAAATAGAATGTATAGAAAGGAGCCAATCATGACTGATTATCATATGCATCATATAATTCCTAAACATAGGGGAGGTACAGATTCTCCCGATAATCTTACCAAGTTTACAATAGAAGAACATGCTGAAGCACATAGAAAACTATATGAAGAGCATGGATATTGGGAAGACTTGGTAGCTTATTTAGGTCTATCAAAACTCCTTGAAAGTGGAGAAGCTTCAAAATTGGCTATGAAAATAGGCCAAATTAAAGGAGGCAGAGCCACCAAAGGAATTCGAAAAGACCATGTTCAACAAGCCGAAAAAATCCGCAACATGTGGAAGATTCCCGGAATGAAAGAACATCTCATCGAAAAGAGAAAAGAACAAAGTCGTCAAGGTAAAAATCCAATGCAAGGCAAGAAACAAAAAAGAATAACTTGCGAATTATGTGAAAAAGACTTTGCCGTGAATGTTCTTCCCTCTCATCAAAAGAAATGTAAGCGGTAGTTTTATTCTGTTTCCAAGTTAAAACTACCAAAAACTCATGTTAGGCAGCTAGTGCCAAACGAGATGCAACATTATCGTTTGCATTTAGATTTTGCTTTGGTCTCCTCAAGCCTTTACCACGCCTGTCGATCCTGTTTCGCTCCCATCAAAGATACACCTAGTCCTTCATCTTCTAAGGAGTCTCTTTCGAGCCGGTCCCGATGTATCTATGGTGGAAGCGGCGGGTACTGTCCCCGCGTCCAGAACGCTTATTTCGTTTGTTTCAACGACCTAGCATTATTATTTATACCATTAGTGTTGATCATTGTAAACAGTTAATTTGTCTTTTTCTACTTTTAATGTACAACTTTTAATATCTTTAAAACGAGAACCACCAGATCGTGTGTAATCTCTTCCACCATCAATGAAAAAATCTCCATAATCTCTACAGTCATGACGATAACGAGAATAATAAATTGTCTCATCCACCATGATAGCATGAAATGGTTCGATAGCACTTATGCCATTAGAGATCATGACGCAACCAGTATCATCGAACCAGATAGCAAAATAGTTTGAACCTTCTGGATGTGGTTCTTCTGTATAGAAAATAGAAGCTGGAAAGTTGTTCCAATTACCACGCTTATCTTTAATGCATGATTCAAAAATAAACTTACCATTATATTTTTTTTCGATAAGTTCTAGCTGTGCATGAGTAAACATCTTACATTCATTGATGATTTTCATCATACCACCTTTAGCAGGATTGTGTGTTCATTGATACGGGCTGCCAGAGGAGCATCACCCTTGGCTTCATCCATAATCTTTCTTAGAACAAGCTTACCACCATTCAGAACTTTTTCAACAAAGTATTCTGGCTTACGAC